GACCGACCAGCACCCGGGCTTGACCGTGGGGCATACGGGCGTGCGCGCATCATGGCGGCCCGTCTGATGCGTTTGACGCGGCATACTGGCAGCGGTCGAGGCACGGTACCGGTGTCGGCACCAGGTGTGCGATCGCGCGGCCGCAGCAGCTGGTCGACCAGGTGGCCGGCGCCGCCGGCGACGATCACGCCTGGTACAGATCACCAGGGCGAGCTGCAGGCCAGCAAGCGATCGGACTCCTACCAGGTCAACGGGACACCCTGCCGGCGCTCCCGCTTGGGTTGCGCACCGATTCCCTACGGGAACCGGCACGCCCGGTTACGCGGGTGAACCCGTAAAATCAAAGACCGGAACCCCCGGTATGCAGCTGCAGCAGCCTAGAGCCGACGACAACAGCACCCATCAGGTTGGTGGAGGGGTTTTTACCGTTTGCAGTGTCATGGCGAGCTGGGCGCCGAGTCCCGAGAGGGCGAGGGGTTTCGTCCAGCGGTCCACGGCGTGCAGGCGCCCGAAGCCCTGGGCGAAGACCAGGGTGAGCCGGTAGGAGCCGGCCCGGTAGGGCTGGGCCGCTTGCGGCCCACTCCGTAGCCCGGCGAAGGGCTGCGCGACCGTGTGTTGGCTGTTGAGTTGCCGGTTTGGAGTTTATGAGGGGGCTTGCCCCCGTTACCTTGTGCGCCGCGTAAGCGGGGCAGTCTCTTTTTCTCCTGGTCCCTCAAGCGCCGCGGCCTAAAGTGGCGCGCTTCGCGCGCAAGAAAAAGCACGCATAGGGGGGACCCGTCCCCCCTGAGACCCCCCCGGTGGGAGAACTAGAAGGAAACCCGCTGAAACCCGCATGGATACTGGAAGCGACCGCAAGAATTTTGACGTTGACCGAAAATTTTCTGCATAAGTCTGCAATAATTAGTTCTTATTCTTTCGGTCGATCCCATAGAAGGTTTGACCTTGACCGAAAGAATAAGCCCTTAACTTTTCGGTTTCGTGATGATATGATCCGCTCATCACCGAAAGAATAAGGGGCAAAAAGTGGCAGTTAAGAGAGAACATAACGTCGTCGGCGCGCGTAGCGGTCCTAGCCTCAAGAGCTTGACCTACTCTGCAGACCACAACCCGTTGTTGAAGCCGCACAGCATTGAAATCAAGCGCCGGCGCGTTCAAACCGGTGTGCAAGAACAACGGGGCGCTGATGGTGAAATGCGAGTTTCGGCTATCCACCAGATTATCGAGAAGGACGACGCCGAGTTCGTCAAGGTGTTTGCGGAGGGCGTCAAGGCCATGTTCGGGCTGAGTCGCACCGCCTATCGGGTGTTCCAGCTCGTGCTGGCGAAGTACCAGGACGAGCCGATGGTGGGCGGCTATGCGGATTCGGTTTACCTGGCCTGGTTCGATGGCGGCCTGTCTGGCGTCGACGTGGGCATGACTGATCGCACCTTCCAGACCGGGTTGCGCGAGCTGCTGGGCAAAGGATTCTTGGCGCCGCGCCTGCCGAACGTGTTCTGGGTGAACCCGAGCCTGTTCTTCAAAGGCAACCGGGTGGCTTTCATCACCGAGTACGTGCGCAAGGCCGGCACCGACGAGAAGAAGCGGAAAAACCTCGAGGCGCAAGGGCAAGCACGCCTTCTGGAAGAATAAAGAAAAACGCCGGCAGATCGCCGGCGTTTTGCTATGCGGCCTCTTTATCGGCCTTGAGGGTGTAGGGCTTGAACTTGATCACTTCCTCGCCCAGCCATTCGTTCAGCTCGAGGAATCGCGCCTGCAGCGGCTCGACCTCATTGCGGCCGAAGACCTCGGCCGCTGTGTCGGCGGCGCCGAAGCCGCCGGTATTGCTCGGCACCACGCCCAGCAGCTGGGGCGGCACACGGTGCGCGGCCAGCATGTCATCCCGGGTCACGTTCTTGATATTGAAGAATTCGTCTTTCGCGGCCACCTCGGACACTGGTATCAGCTGGATGCCGTCCTTCTTCCCGTTCGGCGCGTACATGAACAGGTTCCGGAAGTTACCCGGCCCCTTGCTGTCCTTGAGCGCCTGGCGGATCGCGTTGACGTCGCCCTCGTTCTGAGCCGCATCGGTCATGTACAGGATGAAGCCGGCGTGCGAGCCGTTTTCGTAATACTTGCGCCGGAACAGGGTCGCCGACTCGTTGAGCCAGGCCGCGTGCAGTGCGGCCAGGTATTCGGGCAAGCCGTACACCTCCTGGTTGATATCCGGCTCCATCAGGTGGAACACGCTCCCGCGCGCGAACTCGTGTGACTCCTGCCAGCCATGCACCTGGACGTACTGGTCGAGGTCCTTGCAGCGGCGCATATACTTCGACGGCGCCGGCACCAGCTGTTGCACGCCACCCAGCCGATTGTTGCGGCGCTCGAGGTAGCCGTTGCCGAACACGAGGAAATCAAGCGCCCAGCGCGTGAACGCGGCACGCGAAAGTAGCTTGTGAGGAATGAATGTCGACGCCAGCACGTTGCGTTTGAAGTACAGGGCAGAGCCGTGGTGCGTGCCGGCGTGGAAGGACTTCGCCAGGCCTGCCCAGCTGACTGGCGGCTCGTACCAGCGGCCGTTCGACCAGGCCTCCACGTAGTCGAGGATCCCGGCCCGGTCCATTACCGGCGTGGGATCGCCGAACGTGAAGGCCTCGATGCGGCCTGGCGCCGCCGGCGCCGGCATGTTGGCCGGCGCGTGGTGCGCGTGTTTGTTCCCTGTTTCCATCAACTTATCTCCATAAATCCGGTGTTGCTCGAGGTAGTGCCCTCGAGCGGTTCGTTGCCGAGCGCATGAAGGCATGCCCAGGCCAGATCGGCGTGGCCTGTCTCCTGGCTATACCCGGCGGTGTAGGTGACTTGGCGGCCGCTGGCCGTCATCGTTTTGCGAATCGCCATGAACGATTGCGCGAGGTCAGACCATCCGGAATCGAACTCGAGGCGGCCGTTACCGATAACCGACAGGCCCTTGAGCACCAGGCGTGCCTTGACCTCGGGCGAGTAGTGCAGTGGCACTACGGACGGATAGAACTGTTTGACCAGCTGGTAGACGCCCTGGCCTATGCCTGTGGTGTCGATCGCCATGTAGGTCACGTTGTACTGCTCCTGGCAAATCTGTTTGATGCGTTGCGCCTGGCCTTCGAAGTCCATGCCGCGGAACTGATGCCGCTCGAGCACGCGGAACTTACCACCGGGAATCAGTGGGGGCGCAAGAACGACCAGGCCGGCCGAGTCACCCGACAAAGCCGGGTCATAGCCGAGCCACACCGGCCGGTAGCCGAACGGTCGCTGTGCAAACGGCTTGAAGTCGTCGGCCCACTCCACCCAGGAATCGACCATGCATCGCTCGAGGGCAGCGAGGGGGAAGATCGACGCCGTGTCGTCCACGAACTGGCACATCAGCAGGTTTGAGTACTCCTCGGGGCTGTACTCGAGGCGCAGTTCGTCAAGGTCGAACAGATTGCAGCCGGCGGCCGCCGCGTCCTCCACCGTCACCAGTTGCCGCCACTGGCGGTCCTCGCACAGGCGGCCGCGCGCCAGAGCGCTGTGGCTGGTGTCGATCTCGATCTTCTCGGCCTTCGATCGGCCGCGGTTCGCGTGCGCGCCGCTCCAGAACGGGTAGGCCTCGTGCGACATGCTGCTGGGCGTCGAGAAGTAGGTCTTTCGCCAGTTCTTGTGCATCGCCATGCCCGAGGCGACCTTGTTCAGGTTCTTGAAGCCGGGCACCCAGAAATACTCGTCGAAGTAGAAGTTGCCGTGGTAGCTCTGCGCGGTGCGCGCGTTCGTGCTTAGGAAAATCAGCTCGGCGCCGTTCGGCAGCAGGATCGTATCGCCTGTCAGCTCAACGCCTACGGTGTCGCGCGCGAAGGCGCAGATGTACTGCCGGAACACATGCACCTGGGCCTTGCTGGCGGACAGGAAGATCTGGTTGCGGCCGGTCTGCAGCGCGTCGACCAAGGCCTCCCGGGCGAAATACCAAGTGGCGCCGATCTGGCGGCTCTTGAGCACGTTGCGGGTGCGCTTGTCACCATTGCGGAACCACACCTTCTGGTAGTCGAAAAGCGAATCCTTGAAGGCCTGGACGAGCGTTTCCTGCTGTTCTTCGGAAAACTCGTTGCGCGGCCCTTTTTTCTTCGGTGCGGCATTGCGCGCGGCGATGTTCGGGTTGAGGTCGCCCTCCTTCCCGGTTTCGCCGTACTTGGTCACGCGCGCCGTGCGCTCGAGCTGGCGGCCCAGGAGGTCAATTTCCTTGAAGTCCTGGCCGTCTTTCTTGTCCTTTGCAATCAGGATCGCCAGGCGCGCCTCGATCGAGGCCTCCACGCGGTCCACGGCCGTGGCCTTCTCCCATTCATCCCGCTGCTTCCACGCTTCGACGGTGGCCCGTTTCAGGCCCAGCTCGCGCGCAATGGACGACACCCGCCAACCCTGGAAGTACAGGGTTCGGGCGGCGCGGCGCGGGTCCACATCGGGGGTTGTTGAGGTAACGGTATCGAGCATGAGGGAAGCGTAACCGCCACGCGCGCGCGAAACACGCCTGAGAAGTTGTACGCCTCGGCCGTACATCTTCTAACTGTTGAGCTAGTCCATGCACCCCGGCAACATGGTCCTCGTCAACTACCCCCCGAACTCGGAGACCCCTTAATGAGCACGAAGCACGCGAAATCGAAATTCTTCCGCATCGCAGTGGAAGGCGCGACCACCGACGGCCGCACCATCGACCGCACCTGGATCACGCAGATGGCGAAGAACTACAACCCGGAGGTGTACGGCGCCCGCCTCAACCTCGAGCACTATCGCGGCGTCGTGCCGGATGGTCCGTTCAAGGCCTACGGCGATGTGCTGGCCCTGGAAGCACGCGAGGAATCGGGCGTCCTGGCTGGCAAGTTTGGCCTGTATGCCCAGATCGCCCCGACCGATGAACTGGTCGCCTTGAACAAGGCCGGCCAGAAGATCTACACCTCGTGCGAGATCGACCCATCGTTCGCCGACACGAAAGAGGCCTACCTGGTCGGCCTGGCGATCACCGACAGCCCGGCGAGTCTGGGCACCTCGATCTTGTCCTTCGCGGCTACCAATCCGGAAGCGCACCCGTACGCGCACCGCAAGCAAAAGCCCGAGAACTTGTTCACGGCCGCCGACCTGGTCGACCTCGAGATGGAAGACCCGGCGGCGCCGTCGCTGTTCTCCCGCGTCACCGAGCTGCTGAGCAAGGTCACGAAGAAGTCGGCCACCGACGACACGCGCTTCGCCGATGTGACCCAGGCGGTGGAATCGCTGGCGAACTTCACGAAGGACCAGGCCGCGACGGTCACGGCCCAAGGTGAAACGGTCACCGCCCAGGGCGAACAGATCACCGGCCTGAACGCGACCATTGCTGCCCTGACGGCAGCGGCCGAGCAAGACCGCGCGGCCTTCGCCGCACTGAACGCGCAGCTGCTGAATGCCAGCGACGGCCAGGCGCCGCGCCCGCCAGCAACCGGCAATGTCGGGGCCTTCGCCAAGACCGACTGCTGATCGCCTTACCCCATCCACAACAGGAGTATTACAAGCATGAAAAACCCAACCCGCATCGCCTATGCCGCATACCTGGCGACTGTCGCCAATCTGAACGGCGTCGTCAGCGCGACCGAGAAGTTCACCGTTGCCCCATCCGTGCAGCAGACCCTGGAAGACAAGATCCAGGAGTCGAGCGGCTTCCTGGCGGCCATCAACGTCGTTGGCGTTACCGACCAGAAGGGCGAGAAAATCGGCCTGGGTATCGGCGGCACCATCGCCGGCACCACCGACACCTCGAACAAAGACCGTACCCCGGTCGATCCGTCCAGCCTCGAGGGCAGCGGCTACGAATGCACGCAAACCAATTTCGACACGGCGATCAAGTACGCCAAGATCGACATGTGGGCCAAGTTCCCGGACTTCCAAACCCGCATGCGTGATGCGATCGTCAAGCGTCAAGCCCTGGACCGCATCCTGATCGGCTTCAACGGCAAGAGCCGCGCCGCCACCTCGGACCGCGCCGCGAACCCGCTGCTGCAGGACGTCAACATCGGCTGGCTGCAGAAGTACCGCACCGAAGCGCCGGCCCGCGTGCTGGGCACCGGCGGCCAAGTCGTCGTCGGCAAGAGCGCCGGGGCCGATTACGCCAACCTCGACGCCCTGGTATTCGATGCGGTCAACAACATGATCGACGCGGTTCACCAGGAAGACACCGAACTCGTGGTGATCTGCGGCCGCAACCTGCTGGCTGACAAATACTTCCCGATCCTGAACCAGACGCAGCCGAACACCGAAGCGGTGGCTGCGGACCTGATCGTCAGCCAGAAGCGCATCGGCGGCCTGCAGGCGGTCCGTGTTCCTGGCTTCCCGGCTAACACCGTGATGATCACGCGCCTGGACAACCTGTCGATCTACTTCCAGGAAGGCGCCCGCCGCCGCACTGTCGTGGACAACGCCAAGCGCGACCAGATCGAGAACTACGAGTCGAGCAACGACGCGTATGTGGTCGAAGACTACAGCGCCGGTTGCGTGGTCGAAAACATCGCCATCGAAGCGGCAGCATAAGCATGAAGTCGCCCGCCCAACGTCATTTCGAGCGCGTAAGCGCTGCAGCGGCGGCCGCGACGGGCGCGCCTGGTGAATCACTCGCCGGCGCGAGCCGTTACGAGCTGATGCTGGCGAAGCTGGCAACCGACCGGCGCCGCTTGAAACAGCTGCAGTCGGTGGAGCGCAAGGTCGCGGTCAAGCGTGAAGTGCTGCCCGAGTACGAAGACTATGTGGCCGGCGCCCTCGAGGGCGGCCGCGGCGCACAGGACGACGTGCTGGTCACGGTAATGGTCTGGCGCATCGACGTGGGCGACTACGCCGGCGCGCTGGCGATCGCTGTGTACGCCCTGCAGCACCGCCTGACGCTGCCCGACCAGTACGAGCGCACCCTGGGCACCGTCATCGCCGAGGAAATCGCCGAAGCGGCCCTGATCGCCCTCAAGGCCGATGGCGGCAAGTTCGACGTCGACCAGCTGCTGCAGGTGGCGACCCTGACCGATGCCTCCGACATGCCCGACCAGGTGCGCGCCAAGCTGTACAAGGCGATCGGCTACGCCCTGCAGGACGATCCGGCCGCCGCGCTGCCGTACCTGCGCCGCGCCGTCGCCCTGGACGATCGCGTCGGCGCCAAGAAAGACATCGAGCGTTTGGAGAAAGCGCTCAAAGCTGCCGGCGAGAAGTCGGCAGCGAGTACCTAGCCCACCCCGGCATGGCGGCGCCGGCTGACGATCGAAGACCCTTGTGGTTGACCTGATCCGACGCCGGCCCACCGCCTCCTTTACCGAGAACCGAACATGAGTTTCAACGCCACCGCCCCCTCGAGGACGACCTCGACGCCAGCCGATGCAATGACCGTGACGAATGACGGATTTTTCCCCGACATCGACCTGGACCAGCTGCGCGAGACCATGCGCCTGGACGGCACTGTGACCGCTGCACGCCTACGTAGTGCAGCAATCGAGGCTGTGATCGCCATCAACAATGAATTGGCGGCCTGGAGCAAGACCCAGCTGGCGGCTGGCGTGATACGGCTGGACGAGATGCTGCCGAAGATCGGCGGCGAAAGCGTCTACCTGACTCGCTATCGCACTGCGGTATATCGAACGGCGAAAGCTGACCTGACCGAGCGCTACCGCGACTTCGACGCGACGCCAGCCGGCGAGGCCAAGGCCGACCAGCTCGAGGGCACGATCGGCGACGATCGCCGCGCCGCGCGCTGGGCTGTGCGTGACATTCTCGGCCTTCCACGCTCCACCATCGAGTTGATCTGATGCTGGTACGTGCGCAACAAGGCGATACCGTCGACGAGCTTTGCTGGCGGCACTTGGGCCGCACGGCCGGCCTGGTCGAGATCGTGTACGAACTGAACCCCGGCCTCGCCGATCGCGGGCTGATCCTGCCGAGCGGCCTCGAGGTCAAGCTGCCGGACCAGCCGGCCAATAAACCTACCGCCCCTCTGCTCGAGCTGTGGGACTGAATTCAAGGATCCATCATGGCAGAACCCAGCACTACCACCACGGCGATCGTGTCGGCCGGCATCGGCTTGGCGAGCCTGGCGCCCGGCATCGACGGCAACGCGCTGATCGGGGCGTTCGCGGGCGCGGCGCTCCTGGTCGTCAGCTCCAAGGACCTGACCCTGGGCAAGCGTTTCGCTTACCTGGTCATCTCGTTTATCGCCGGCTACCTGGCGGCGCCTGACCTGGTGCGCGTCACACCCATTCAGTCCACCGGCGTGGCCGCGTTCTTCGCCGCCGCCTCGGCGATCGGCGTCACGCTGCAGCTGCTCGAGCGGATCAAGACCGCTGACCTGTTCACCCTGTTCAGCAAGAAAGGGAAGTGACCATGGCCTACACCTTCGCCCTGATCGCCTTTCTGGCCTACGCGGTGACGTGCGTTCGCCTGCTGCTGTACCGCAAGGAGGGCGCCCGCCATCGCCAGAACGTGTCCTGGTTTGCCTGGCTGCTGCTGGTGATCCTGGCTGGCTCGGCGGTAGAGCTGGCCGTCGACGGACACCCGATCGGTTTCTTCGAAGCTGCGCGCGCCGTCCTGCTGTCCCTGTTTGTGTTTGGCGCCCGCGGCAACGTGGCGCGCCTTCTTCGGAGTGAATGACCATGACCCTACTGTGTAAATTTGGCGACAAGGGCGACGGCGTCGCCGTGCTGCAGCGCCGCCTGAACCGCGCCGGCTACAAGATCGACGTGACCCACGAATTCGACGCGGCGACCGAGTGCGCCCTGATGGCCGCGCAAAGCGTATTTGGCCTGGTAGTCGATGGCATCGCCGGACCGAAGACCTTCGCCGCCCTTGCTGGCATCGTGCCGCCGCACTACCTGGGCGCCGCCGACCTCGAGCGCGCGGCCGCCGCCCTGGGCGTGTCGCTGGCCGCCGTCCGCGCCGTCAACGAAGTGGAGTCGCGCGGGCATGGCTTCCTGCCCGATGGCCGGCCTGCGATCCTGTTCGAACGCCATGTGTTCTGGAAGCGCCTCGAGGCGCACGGCATCGACCCGGCGCCGCTGGCGATCCGGTACCCGCACCTGGTATCGAAGGAAGCAGGCGGCTACCAGGGCGGCGGCGCCGAGTACATACGCCTGGCAACCGCCCTCACCCTGCACCGCGCGGCCGCGCAAGAGGCCTGCAGCTGGGGCGCATTCCAGATCATGGGCTATCACTGGAAGGCGCTCGAGTACACCGGCATCGACGACTTCGTCGGCCGCATGAAGGTGAGCGAGGCCGAACAGCTGGACGCCTTCGTTCGATTCGTCAAGACGGACAAGCGCCTGGTGGCGGCGCTCAAGGATCGGAAGTGGAGCACCTTCGCCAGGCTGTACAACGGCCCGGCCTACGCGCGCAACCTGTACGATGCGAAGCTGGCCGCGGCCTGCGCCAAATACGACGCGCTCGAGCTGGTGGCTGCATGAACGCGATCGCCACTCGCCTGGCCGCGCTGCGCGGTGTCGTCCTGCCGGTATACGTGAAGTGGATCGCCGCGGCCGTGCTGCTGGCCACGGTCTATGTTGTCGGCCGGCTGCATGAGGCGCGCCACGGCGCCGACGTCATGTCCGACTACCAGGAAAAGCAGGCCGCCCAGACTGTCCGCGTCATCGAACGCCAGGCCAAGGTGGTGACGGTGACGGAAACCAAATACCGCGACCGTATCAAGACGGTCTATGTCCAAGGAGAGAAAATTGAAAGCAGCATCCCGACCTATGTTCAGCCGGTCGATATCGGCCGCTTTGCTGTCAACGCTGGCTTTGTCCGCGTGCTCGACGCCGCCTGGGCAGGTGACCCTGCTGGACCCGCCGGCGATCCTGACCGAGAACCCGCCGGCATTCCGCTCGATGAAGTCGCGGCCGTCGAAGTCCACAACGCCACCAGCTGCCGCGCCTGGCGCGAGCAAGCCCTTGGGTGGCGCGACTTCTACGCTCGCCAGCAAGTCGCCGTGAACGGCAAGGCCGGCACCTGGGCCGAGCAGGAGGTGGCCAGCGATGATTAAACCGGCCAGCCTGCGCGCCGCAATCGCCGCGGCCCTGCCCGGCCTCGAGGCGAATCCGGACAAGTTCCTGGTGTTCGCCGATGCCGGCGCGATTGCCGCGAATGGTATCCCTTCGCTATCATTCGAATATCGTTATACCCTCAACTTGATATTAACCGACTTTGCCGGCGACCCTGACCTGGTGATGATCGCCCTGCTGGCCTGGGTCCAGCGTCACCAGCCCGACCTGGTCAACAATCCAGACAAGCGCGACAGCGCGATCACCTTCGAGGTGGACCAGCTGACGAACGACACCTTCGACCTATCGATCAAGCTGCCCCTGGCCGAGGCGGTGCGGGTAGCGATCGGACCCGGCGGCAAGCCGATCGCCACGCACCTGGAAGAACCGGTACCGGAATGGCAGATGACGGGACTGGCGGTCTAGATGGCTGACGACCTGACCGCGCTCGAGGATTGGGCGGGCGCCCTGCTCATGCAGCTGAATGCGCCGGCGCGCCGTGCGGCGGCCAGCGACATAGGGCGCGAGCTGCGCCGTAGCCAGCAGAAGCGGATCC